TTTGTTTGTTGTATCAGTTCCAGTGCCACCGATAATCCGAGCAACCTGGGTACCATTCCAGTTAAAGTCGAGAATACCTAATGCAGCGTCAGCGCCAGACCTATTAGCGTGAAAATCAATCTTACCAAAAACATTCGTAGAACTTGAAATTCGTATACCTTCATTGTTGGAATCTACTGCTATATCTAAGTTGTTTGCAGGACTTGTTGTTCCAATCCCAACCGAACCAGTCGTAACTACATTCTGGCTACCAAAGTTAGGGCTAATCTTTGTACCTGCAATTGCAGCACTAGCGTTAACATCAGCGTTAACGATCGTACCGTCAGCAATCTTGGCAGACGTAACAGCACTATTAACAAGCTTAGCTGTACTAACAGTGTTATCACTTGGTGTACCAATATTGACAGAAGTACCTACAGTAACAATAAAAAACTCAGAGCCAGTAGCAGGAGCAGCAGCAAAAATGATGTCAGCGTTGTCGATAACAAAGCCTTCAGACGGTTGTGACGTACCACTGTTAGGCTTTTGGATCACACCGTTAATGCTTACAATATGCTGCTGTGCAACGCTTCCAGGGTTGCTAAGGGTAAACCTGTAGGCAGAGCCATTAAACGTAGCAGAGCCGCCTCCAGTGCCTCCTGAAGAGCTTAGAGTGTTGATAAAGTAGTTACCAACAGCTTGTACTTCTTCCCATGCAGACACAGTGGCGTCATACACCAGCATTTTGCCAGTAGACGTGTTAAAGAACAGGTCACCAGCATCTAGATCTGTGGTAGGATTACTAGAACCAATACGATATCGGGCAAAGAAATCGTTGACATCATCGTTTAGTTGTGCAATATCAGCATCTGTACCTAATACTTTGTGGTAAGTATAGGTATTAAGAGTTGAAGTAGAGACAACTTGCAAACCTTGACCAGCAGGTAAGGTGCTGCTTTGTAGTGCAGTTGGGAAGCCAGTAATAGTTACAGCAGTACCACCAGTGGTTTGACCACTTGCAGTACCTGATGCACTAACTACCAAACCACCTGCATCAGAAATAGACACGACAGTGCCTGCATCATCAGACGGATCAGGGTTAGTAGTCGGGAAACTATTCTCGTTTGCGATGGCAACAAAGCCACCGAGATTGTCCATCAGACCAAGAACGTATCCACTGATAGCATTGGACGTTGGATACTGGGTTGTGCTGTTAGCTGTGAAGCTATTAGTCAGCGTGTTTCCGTCTAGTTGGTTGATTTCAGTAGAATTAGCAGTGACACCATCCAAGATGTTTAGTTCAGACGTGCTAACAGTTGCACCATCTAGGATCTGTACCTCAGCTTGCGTAAGATCAGCCAGTGCAGATGCAGTAGTAGACCCCATAGTTGCCAGTTCACGCAGCTCAGCATCAGCAAGCTTGACGTTTGTAACAGCATTGTCAGCAATCTTAGGTGAAGTTACACCACTATCAGGAATCTTAGCGGTAGTTACTGCATTATCAGCAATCTTTGCTTCAATAACTTGGTTAGAACCAATCTTTGCACTAGTAACTGCACTGTCGTTGATCTTTGCAGTAGTGATTGCAGCATCAGCCACCTTAACAGTGGTGACATTTGCATCAACAATGGCTGCAGTATCAACAGAAGCGTCTGCTAGCTCACTAGAAGTGACTGCATTAGCTGCAATCTCACTAGATCCAACAGCATTAGCAACGATTTTAGCTGCAGTAACAGCGTCGTTAGCAATTTTAGCAGTAGTTATATTGCCATCAGTAATCTTAGCTGTCGTAACAGCATCGCTAGCAAGCTTTGCAGTCGTCACACTCGTATCTGCAATCAGTGCTGTGGTAACGTTACCGTCAGAAATTTTTGCGGTAGTTATTGCATCGTTTGCAATGTCACCGGTAGCAATCGTACCATCAGAAATTTTTGCACTGGTAATTGCAGAGTCAGCAATCATGCCAGTAGCAACAGTACCGGTATCACCAGTAGTAACAACAGTACCAGTTACGTTAGGGAGAGTGATCGTACGGTCAGCAGTAGGGTCTGCAACTGTAAGAGTCGTTTCATTTGCATTGTCAGTTGCACCTTCAAACACAATGTTAGCGTTCTGATCAAAGTTCAGATCACCGGCCATAGTGCCACCAAGTGACTGCAAAGCGTTGTTGTCAACCTCTTGTGCAGTAAACAATACCTGATCAAAGTTATTGTTCAGGTCCTCTGCTTTTACAGCCGAGCCAGCAAAGAACGTTGCTGTCTTTTCATCGTTGTCGGTATCACGAAAGATAATGATTGCGGCACCGTTAGAGGGAGCCGTTGTGAAGGATACCGTTGTTGCGTTGGCTAAAGTGAATCCAGTTGTATTTACGCCGTCAATTTTAGCTTTGACGTCGGCTTGTTTGATATAGGGGAATGTAAAAGAGAAATTGGTGGTGGAGCCATTTCCTGTGAATAGATTTTGTGTTACAGCCATTACGCTTTAGGTTAGGTTAGAATGAATACTGTTTTCTCATTTTTTCTTGGAAACGCTTCGCTTCTTCGTGCTCACCAGCTTGAAGATACATTTGAATAGTATCTTGATAAATCATCTTCCTGGTGATTGCATCGTTGTTAGGCAGTGATGCTGCAGCCATGTTCATTGCATAACGCAATTCACGGTCAAGCGTTTTGTGCAGTAGTTCAAAATTTGACAGGTCCGGGTCTTGTCCGGCATTGACAGAATTCATATACCGTTTTCTGAACTCACGACCTTCTGTGCTGTTCATCACCTTACGAATGCCTTCTAAAAATAGCTTGTCACGACCCATAATCCTTGTGATTTCAGAACGTTCAGCAGGTGTAAACTCAATGCCGCGGCCATTAGTCCGAAGACTAGGACGAGCATCGTACTCAATCATTTGCAAGAATTTTTTCTCGTCACTAATTTTGCCATTGACTTTCCAAGGCATATAGTTGTTCCAGACACGTGCCATGAAGTTGTCAGGCACACCGACTAGATCACCATCGATCCAATCGTATTTAGGAGGGATTTGTGTTTTAAGTATAGGTAGTCGGTTACGTGAAACATCAAGTAAAGTCATTTCGACTTCTTTTAAACCAGGGTCCATGAGACGTCCGATTTCTGCCATCTGACTAGAGCCAGGAATAATTGCAGCGTTAATAAAACTACCACCCCAACGATTTAATGCACCTACATCACCACGAACGACATCGATAAAGGGTTCCAAACCAGACAAGAAAGTCTTGTCAGTGAAAGATGCAGCAAGTACAAAGCCCATCTTACGGAGCTGTTCACCAATGTCATTAGGTGACAGGACATCCATGTTGTCAGAGATGTCAGCAACAAGTGCTAACCAGTTTGTGATAGGTCCTAAGTTATCGTAACTGATCCACTCACCACCAGGCAATCTAATAGACCGTGGCTTCCAATCAGTTTCACGCCGCAGAGATTGCTTTTGTTTGTCGTAAAGACCATTACCAGTTAGTCTGTCAGTCATAAACAAACCAACAGCACCAGTTACCATAAGGGTGCCAAGTGCACTACGACCAAAAAGATCTGCACGGATTTCGTTGTACTTTTGATACATCGTTTCTGACGACATATCTTTAATGTCAATCTTACGTTTCAACAACACATCTGCAATGTCATTGTCAGCCATGTTTTCAGGACGTAAATTGAAGTCGTTGATGTCCCTAAACAAAAGGTGGTGCGGGCTATACGACGTCATCATCCTAATGTCATTGATTGGTGTTTTAGTAAACAACAAAAATGGTTTTAGGATTGGTGCACGTCGAATAAGTGCAGAGAAAGAGTCGTTAAAACCACTGTCTAGGCTAAGAGCAATTTCACCAGAAGTATGTTTAACAGCACTGTCGGTAATTAGACCAGTCTCATCAAACATTTCACTATAGATTTGCTTGTAAGCCGTGTCAGCTTTAGCAGCAGTAAATTCAAGTTTACCGTTATTAGTTACCTTGTCAAAAGCACGTCCTCTAGCATCTGCATGTGCAACCATGGTTTGCGTAAAGCCATCAAGCGACTGCATAGCACGGTTACCAAAACGCAACCAAGGGTGCTCAGCTAAATCGTTCATAGCTTGGATCTGTTGCATTGCTACCTGTGGACCAAAGTCACCCTCAGCAGCTTTTGCATTAGCAACAGCTTGTAAAATTTCAATTTGCTTTTCGTTTTTTACAAAGTAATTTTCACGCTGCAAACCTGCAACGTCAGCTTCAGTTGCACTACGTTTAAATACTTGCTTCATGTAATTAAACGAGTCTTGCAATACTTCTAGGTTAAGTGAGTATTGATACCAACCACGACGCAGCATCTGTCCTTCACCATAACGCATACCACCAATAAAGGCACCAATAGGCTTTTCAATCAAACCAGCAGCGTTACTGAGTCCAGCTTTGATCGGTGTGGCAAATGCACTGAGTGTTGCGTTGTAGACGTTAGAAAAGAATCCTTGAACAATGACAGAGGGTATTTCAGGATTCCTGTCAAAAAGAGCTTTACTAAGAGTTCCAGTAGAGTTCTTCAAGAACCTGTTAAGCTTTGCCATCGTGTCAACGTTGCCATCTGTAAACTCATATGCCATGAGCAACGGAGCCAACATTTCAGGCTTTTCTTGGTGAACCTCACGTAAAGTACGTGCAGTCAATGCAGCATCAAGGCGGATAGCTTCAATAGCACGTAATGTTTCGTTAGACTCTTCTGAAAGAATACGTTTGATACGCTTTGCGTAAGCAGCTTTGTTGGCTTCAGAACCCGTCATT